CCGGCCTCACCTCAGGGCACTCCCACTATGCCCACCAGGCTCTCACTCATCTATACCTACTGGCGCACACAGATGAGCAGAAGAATAAGGCGCACGCTCCGCAAAATGCAGACACCCTCACCGGTCAGAGGGCTTGGACATGGGATAGGACAGGATAACTACGGGGAAAGTCCTGCGTGCTCTCACGACGCCCGTTTCTTGACGTCGCACCCCTAATACATACATACATTAAACGTGAGCTAATTAATGCATGCACATCATCGTAATACGGTCCTAAACAGCCTCACCGCCTCCAAGAGGCGGGGAGACTCGCTTTAAACCCCTCGACGTCTTTCAAAATATGGGGCTCTAGGCTCCAGACCTTTGCACGGAACCTGTCGACCTCTGTGGACGATGCCTCCCAGCCCAATACTCGCAGTGTCCTAAATTCTTGCTCCGGGCTGATCAATCCATTCATCGCCTCAATATGCGCGACGATGTCTGATTTCAAGGCATTCGGGTCTGACACAGAGCGCATCCCCATCTCGTGATCCACCAACTCCCCGGTGTGTAGTGAATCAGCGAACTCGAGGAATTTACGGGAAACCGTTGGCAAAATGCCACAGAAGTCCGCCGCTCGGGCTACGGCTGCCGCGGCTGCTACTGGTTTTACCTTCTCCGGATTGCCCTCATGATATGCTTGTAGTACTGTTCCTGATGAGCTAATTCCGGCTCCTGCCATCGCACGAGGCAGGTCGGGACAGAAATCTGATGTTAGCTCCCCGGCTCCATTGCATCCAAATTTATAACCGCAAAATTCGGCTATAGTCGTGCAAAAACCGGCCTTAATGTTGAAGCCACCACGATCCCAAAACGCCAACGCTATGTTGGCCATGTCGGATTGCTCCCGTACTGGAGGATATAGAGCGGCAAGTGAATCATCGCCCTCTAAGACGATATTAAACCACCGCCGCACCTTATCCAAGCACACCCCCCAGCGGATCGTGGGATCCAAGAACCGTTTCGGGTCCTCGAAAAGGCTACACACCCACATCACGAAGTTTACCCACCAATTCAAACATGATGTGCCTCTATGTCCGGACCGGCGGATGGCATCTATTCGCTTCAGTATCTTCTTGCCATACGCCCTCATATAGAGGCTCAATGTATCCTGTTCATTGATACCTTCGTGAGCGAGGAGCCAACTCTCTGGCACTACACCCCTCTTGATCAAGTGCTTCGTTATCCACCTCAAGATGGGGTTTTCGATCGACTCCCTTACACCTGCTGTGCATGTCGTATCCCATGCTGAGCCGTCGAAAAACATACAGGCACTCTTCGGCTTGCTTAATGCCTTGCATACGTCAATCATGGCGGACCGTCGATCGCGATGCTTGATTGACTTGTCATGCATGTGCTCGAAGAGCAGGTCTTCGAAACACTTGATGACTAAGAGCGCCATCAGTTGACCAGGATCCCCGTCTGCAATAATCATTCGGGGTGCCTTGCCAACTGGCATTGATTCCGCCTTAACCTTCGCCTTCAACTTGTATTTTGGTGATGGTTGGGCGTACAACTCATCAACCACCTTCTCCAGACGTTCTTGTGTCCACTTCTTCGACTTCATTTCTTCGAGACTGCAATTTCGTTCAATCCAAGCATTGATCTTCTCAGCAGTGAAGATTCCCTTGCCAGGCC